GTTGGGGAGCTTCTGGTGGCAGCGGAGCTGGCAGCGGAACAGCTCCAGGAGCTGCTGGTGGTGGTAGTGGAGGACAGGCCATTCAACTGAATGGTAAATCGGTTACTTACATTGCAACCGGCACAATTTACGGCGCAGTATCATAATCAATTTTAACAGAGATTAAAAACTAATATGAACAAAAAATATTCCATACACAATCAAGTAACTGGTTTAGCTGAGGAGTCTGTAGACTTTGAAAGTGCCAAAGAATTACAAACAAAAATCAAAAATGAATATTTAGAATTTAATAAGTCATTGTTTGTTATTTCCGTTTTGGTGCAAAATGAAGATGGTACTTGGACACAATCACTTTCTGATGAAAATGGTGATCCGATTATCGTTACTGAATAAAATCAAGAAAGTTTATAATGTTATTTGAAATACACGCAGAAAAAAGTGCAGAAGATAAAGCCATTTTCTTTTATGATAATGAAACTAATGTCTTGAAGGCTGAAAATGGTAATGTCTATGAGTGGACAAATAGACCGGACTATTCTAATCTACAAGAATATAAACCTTTTGATAAGAACCGTCCACTAGTAAAATCCAAACTCATCACTCATCTGAAAATTCAAATGGGTTTGAGTTGTAACTATTCGTGTGACTATTGTTCACAGAAGTTTGTTGAGAGAGCTCCAGAAACATCTAAGAAAGATATTGATGCCTTCTTAGAAAAATTAAATGTGTTGGAGTTTGATGAACAAAAAGGACTTCATATTGAATTTTGGGGTGGTGAACCTTTAGTTTATTGGAAAACTCTCAAACCTTTAGCAGAAGCTATTAAAGATAGATTCTCTGGTTGGAAAAGACCACCACATTTCTCCATCATCACCAATGGTTCTATCCTCACCGACCAAATTATTGATTGGTTAATGATGATGAACTTTACTGTTTCCATTTCACATGATGGACCAGGACAATCTGTTCGTGGACCGGATCCCTTTGATGATCCAGAAGCAAAAGAAAGAATCTTGGGATTCTACCGCATGATGACTAGGTTGAAAAAGGGTTTCAGTTTCAACCCTATGATGAATTCCAAAAACAAAAGTCGTAAGGCTGTATACGATTGGTTCGTAAACATGACTGGTGATCCTAATGTTCAGTTGGGTGAAGGTGGTATTGTTGATGCTTATGATGAAGATGGTGTGACCAATTCACTACAAACATTAGAAGAACATTTTGATTATCGTAGAACTGCTTTTGCGGACATTTATTCAACTCAAGGTCAAATTGGTTTTACCGGTCAATTAAACAAGATTGATGACTTAGTATCAAAGATTCTCACTCATTTCCCATCAAAGTATTTGGGTCAGAAGTGTGGTATGGATGACGAGAATACTATTGCCGTTGATTTGCGTGGTAATGTAATGACCTGTCAAAATGTTAGTTCATTAGAAATTTCTAAGAATCACGAACCACATCTAGGTGGTACATTAACTGATTATGATAATGTAAAGATTACATCTTCAACTCATTGGTCCAATCGTAAAGAATGTTCGAGTTGTCCTGTATTGCATGTATGTAAAGGTGCTTGTATGTTCCTAGATGAAAAATTCTGGGAAATTTCTTGTGCTAATGCTTACTCAGATAATGTTGCTTTATTTGCCTTGGCAATTCAAGCAATCACAGGTTACATTCCAACAATGATTAAAGGTGAAGGCTTACCTTTAGAACGTCAAGATATCTTTGGTACAATCTTTGAACATAAAGAGAAACCAACAAAGAAAATCATTCCAATTAAAGTTGTGAGTGAAGTTGTTGGTAAAATTGATGATGTTGAGATTTATGGAAAATCAAGAGTGGAAGAATGACCTTTGCTGATATTGCAATATACTCATTCATAACAACTCATATCACCATTGTCTGTGTGTCTTTATATCTTCATAGGTATTTGACACACAGACAGTTCACACTAAATCCAGTATTAGAACACTTCATGAGGTTTTGGTTGTGGTTTGCTGACGGAGTAGTATCTAAACCGTGGGTGGCGCAACATCGTAAACACCACAAATATACTGATGTTCACGGTGATCCACATTCTCCTGTTTTGGCTGGAAATTGGAATGTAACATTACAATGTATGGTGCCTAATTTTGTTCGTCTTTATCAATACTTTGATACTGAATGGGCACTAGAACATTACGGTAAAGGAACTCCAGACGATTGGTTGGAAAGAAATGTATATGCAAAATTACCAAGATTAGGATTGATATTATTTTTAATTGTTGATATAATCATATTTGGATTTTGGATTGGATTGGCAATATGGTTAGTTCACCTATTTTATGTTCCTTTCTTTTCTACTGCATGTATTTCAGGATTTGCACACTGGTTTGGTTATAAACATCCAGATTCTAAAGATAACAGTAGAAATTTATTTCCAATAGGAATTATTATATCTGGAGATGAATTGCATAATAATCATCACAGAGATCCATATAATCCAAACTTTGCACACCGTTGGTTTGAATTTGATATTGGATACTTGTATATCAAAATATTTGAAAAGTTGGGACTATTGAAATTAAAATGATTGTATGGTACACACTAATCACCATGCATATCACAATAGTTTGTTTTAGTTTGTATGTGCATAGAGGCATGGCACACCAACAATATACTATACATCCTATATTGGCAAACTTTATGAGATATTGGTTATGGTTGTTTGATGGAACCGGAGTGAAAGAGTGGGCTGCCATACATCGTGACCACCACAGTTATGCTGATACCAATAAAGACCCACACTTTATATTTTACAATGGAACAACCACACAACGATTAAAGAATATTGCTGTTATATGTTTTAATTGTATTGCAAAAGGATATCGTGGATTTGCTAACGAACAACAGATGCAAAAAGTCAGTCATATTCCTTATGGATGGATTGATAAACACCTAAGATTGGGAACATACTTAATATTGGTGTTGAACCTGTATTTGTTTGGATGGTTAGGAATCGTTGTGTGGTTGATTCAGATATCGTGGGTGACAGTTTGTATGACTGTGTTGATTGCCATTGGTGGTCATATGATAGGTTATCGTGGTGCATGGTCAGACAACAGTAGAAATCTATTCCCGATAGGATTGATTGCAGCTGGCGAAGAAATGCACCATAACCACCACAGAGAACCAATGAATCCTAACCTAAAAAGACGATGGTTTGAACTGGATACTGGATATATGTATTTGAAATTGTTCAACTTTTTGGGATTAATAACCTTTAATCCTAACTATATAAATAAGCGATAATAAACTTTTTAACGAGTAAAAACTATGACTTTACCTGCTTCTGGAAGAATTGATGTTGGAGATGTTTCCGTTGAAATCGGACAAGCAAGAACATACTCTACAAATTTAAGTTTTTTGAATGATTTGGTTGTTTCCGGTCAAAGACCGTCAACTCCAATTATGTCTGGATTTTACTCTAAAGCATATTTTCAAAATAATACTCAAGGCAATTGCGATAATGGAAATTGTACCAGCAACTGCAACTGTGGTAATATACAATGTAACAACTGTTTAATTTCTGGCACCGTAAATTGCACGAACTGTGATTCACAATCTTGGTTACAATCAAATTGCAACTGTGCTTGTACCTACAATTGTAGTACCAGTGAAACATCATACAACTGTAACTGTGCTTGTAACTGTTCCAAGATTATTTGTGCTAAGTTATACGAGTTTGGTTTGATGGATTATCGTGTATGGTCAGCTGACCAACAGTATGGTGAGTGGTTGAAGAAACATGACCGTTCAGTATATAAAGGTTATATTAAGTGGGCACGAATCGTTACCTCTTGGATGGACGGAAAAGGTCCAGATTATTTGGTTTGGATTAAAGACAAAGAACTCCGTGCAAGTGAACAAAAGAGAACTTCAACAGAATGGGCCCAAAAAATTGGTACACCATGGGCAGAACATATGGCATTCCTAATGGGTGCTCTACCTAACGACAATCTAAAAGGTCGTGTAATCATGGCTATTGGTAGACCTATTTGTAAATTCGTTAATATGTTACCTAAGAGAGCCAATCCAGGAACACTAACAACTTGGATGATGTGGTCTATGTTCTTCATGAGCCACTATGTATCAGAAGGCGTTGTTAAATCTTCCCGTTTGTTTAAGAAAGTTAAATCATTAAAAATATTTAATGTATTTCAAGGAATCACAAAATGATTAATTTAAAAGATATAGATTTAAACAATGATGGTGTGGCTGATGCCGACTTAAACCGTGACGGCACAGTAACACAAGAAGAAATTGATTTGTATAGAAAACATATTATACATTATTTTGATAATCAATTGGGAAATGATATTTTAAATTTATCACCTGAAGATAAAGCAAGATTCTTCCAATGTGCTCATGATTATAGTGATGTCTTTGTGAAATTATTCCACAAAGGTGTAAATATTTTTGAACATATTGCTTTTGGTGACCAACAATATAATGCCAAACAAGATCCACACGAAGGAATAAATTGGAACTATGAATGTGAAATTGTTAAACAGTATGAAGAATGGAAACAATCCAAAGGTTGATCCTTTATGGGATTATCCAATTTGGACTTGTAAGACCGATTTTGATGATGAATTCAATAAAGAATTAATTAATGAGTTATATTCAGTAGCTCTAGAAATTTCTAGGTCACCTAATCCTAAAAGCAGTTTGTGGGATTATCCACGACCAAACCTTCAAAAATTAAAATCAACTTTTGATGAGTGCATCTATTCTGCTGCTTATAGTATAGATGAACTGAGAGATTTAAAATTACAATTTGAGTGTACCATGGGTTGGCCAAACGTCAGGTCTCCAGGTTTAGGAATTGAAAATCATGCTCATCCGGATACATCCTTTGCAATTACCTACTATGTAAAAACTCCAGAAAATTGTGGAGATTTATTGTGTTACATGGCAGACGGAAGTGTTTTAAGAATTAAACCTGAACCGGGACTAATTGCAATACTTCCATTTTATGTTTTACATGAGATCGAAGTAAATAGGTCTAATGATTTGAGAATTTCAATATCTTCAGATTACTATCAAATTGTGGATGAAACGGCAGACAATGCACTAGTATTAAAAAGTTGGTGTGAAGATATGTTGAAAGTGAGAGAATGGAATTCTGTAAATTAAACAAAGAATTCATAATTGATGATTATGTAATTAAAGATGTTCAGATGTCATTTTTGAAAGGTGATAGGGGTATTGCTTATCACTATGTTGATTTTGGTAAATTTAATATGCTCAATATTATACCAAAACAATATAAAGAATATTTCTTTGTTACGATGATGTGTATCAATACACAAATACCACCACATACAGATAGTGGTATTAAATCAAATATAAACATATATCTAAAAACGGATAATTGTTTAACTCAATTCTATAAATTCAAAAATAATACACCCAAAACAGAACAGGTTGATAACCAGACAGATGGTTTTATATTTGATGAGAATGATTTAGAAAAAACCACATCATTTATTGCCAAACCTAATGAGGCATGGTTATTGGATGTTAGTCAACCACATTCAGTTATACCACAAGGTGAATTTAAAGATAGGATGGCTGTTGCCATTGGCTCATCTTTAGACTATAATACTGTATATAATATATTAAAAGATGAAGGATATATCTAATGTGGTATGAGAAGTTAGATTACAAAGTTGATATTGATAAACTACGGAAAGCGGTAGAAGATAATGTATTCACCTTAGGTTCTCAAGTCATTCAAGGTGAAGAATATGAAACACCTCAATATCG